TCTGGAATCTTAAGACCATAAGAAAGTTCTACGTAGCCATCTGACCCTATAATTGGATTACCATCTCTTCTTGCTGATGCAGAATTAAATGAAATTATATCTGTCCAATTATTATTTTTTAATATTTGAACTTTCCATTTTACTGGAGTAGTTTGATTCTGATTTCCATAAAATGGATCTGAAAATGAGCCAGCATTATTAACAAAAGGTCCAAGATCAATCTCTCCAACATTTGTTTGCATTTTTACAATAATTCTATTGGATGGCACAACATTCTTATATACAACAAATGGTGATGCGTCATCAATAAAGTGTTGTCCATTAATTAATTTATTTGCTATCCCACGCTCAATGCTATCTTCCGTCCTATATGAGGACCAGTATTTAAATGAATCATCTTTGTGTGCCATATAATATCTAGGTCGTCTAATCATATTAATATTAGTAAAATGACTGAAATTATCTTTAAAATATCTAAGTTTATTTATTCCAGATCTTGGTCTAAATTTTCCAAAACAATCTTCTAAAGAATATAATAGTTTTTCTTTTTGTTTTTTAGAGGTAAACGTCAGCGGTATGCCTTCATCATCTAGCCCGCCATCAATAACTACATCAGCGTCAGTGGCATTAGTATAAAAATTACCGTCATCAATTTCGTCAAATGCGGACACTGGCAGCCCATACTTTGTAGACGGCCCCTCTGATGGGCGGTATCTATAATTACCAATCTTTAAAATATTTTCTGCAATGTTCATGTTCCACTCAGCAATGACTGCAGAATTGGTTCTAATTACAGAAGATGTTTGTAGATGGTCTAAAAGTTCTTCATTTTGAAACATTTAAACCTCTTCCAGCGTTACCGAAATATTCCAAAAGTCATGTGTTGTGCCACCACGCTTAATAACACTATATGAAAAATCAGATATGAACATTTCTATTAGCTGATTGTATTTTCCTAAATGAGCGTAGGCAGCATCATCATCTCCAAAAATAGAATGCTTGTCGTAAGCAAGGAATACCCAGAATGATCCCTTATGGGTTTCATACCAATTGACTAGGTCAACCCCACCTGCTCCGCCATCCGTAGTATATTCAAAATTTCTATCATTATAATATTCCGATTTTCCAGTTGCCTGAACAAAGTCTGGTCTTAATTTGTAAGATCTAGATGGAAGCATTTCCCAGGATGTCGAAATAGTTAGCTTATCTGCAATATGATATGACCGCATACGACCATTGACCATTCTTTTACGATTTTCAATCCTAGTTGGAGTAAATTCAATTGGCTGTCTATTATCGTCAGACAAAATTAAAAATTCATCCAGTAATTCTTCGTCTGTTACAATGCCTGGGCTTGAGCCAATTTCCAATCCATTTGGAATATAAAAGCCATCTGAAATGGTTCCAGAGTTATTAGACCAAAGCATGGCCTGTGGCCGTTGATATTTTTTACGACCTGTTATGTATGCTGATGTGGCCATTAGAACCTATTCCCCCTAATTCTTTGGGATTCGATTTGTCTTATTTGTCCAATAACTGCCCTGGCAATCTGGTCAGGGTTTGCGTCAGTCTGAACATTGACACTTACATCATAATTATACACTGAATCACCAGAATATGTTCCAGAGTTTATAGCTTTTAGCCTATCTACACCAAAATTATCTACTGCGTATTTACGAACAACAAATTCTCCAGGCGTAAGCATTGCTGGAACCGTATCTGTTCCTAATGGCTTAAATATACTTCCGCCCTCAGCCTTATATGGGATAAGTCCGCCCATTGGGTAGTATCTAACTTTGCCACCCATTGCAAATTTCTTTGGAACCATACCTCCAGTAGCTAAAGCCACACCACCCAATTTTTGTATTTCTTCTCCACGCTTAATATTAAGCTCCATTAGTCTAGCCCTATATGCAGCATCTTTACTATTTTGGAATTTTTCACGACTAATCTTTCTTAGCCTATTAAGCTCATCAATTTTTGCCTGATTTGGATTTGTTAATTGCGTAAGCTTCCCGCCTTCGCCAACAGAGAATCCAGTACCTGCAGGCGGTACCCAGCCACCACGCTCTTCATCCCAAACAAAACCTTCTGCTGGTGGCTTTAAAGTTCCTGGAGCAACTGGAAGGCTATCCTTAAATGATTTATCATCAAACCCTATAAGATTTCCATTTGCATCAAACTTAAATCCCTTAATAGCTGCAAGAATTCCCAGAATAGAGGCCTTAAATGCGTCAGACTGAACAACAGCTAATTTAACCGCATTTTCTATATTATTCCACTCTGTTTTAGTTTTTCCAAGATACCCCTCCGTACCAATTGCCTCTAATGCCGAAGCCTTCAGGGCCTCTGCATCCCTAAGAAGTTTTTGATTTATCTCTAGCTTTTCTTCTTCAATCTTTGCAATATTCTTTGATATCTTTGCTATTTCTTCTTCTATCTGCTTTCTTGTCATCATCTTGCCATTTATAGAAACAGATATTGCCTCTAGGCTTCTTTGTCTAGCCTGCTCAAGAAGGTCTCTTTGTGATGCAATATTTTCAGCTGCAGACTGTGCCCTTATTTCTTGCACAGCTCTGGCAGCAGCAGATATGTCTCCCTGAGAAAGTGCGTCAGCAAGAGTCAGCTGTGTTTTTTGCTGAGCAGAAATGGCCTCATTGGCCTTTTCAATTTTATCAAGGGCCTCAAGCCTCTTGTCATATTCTTCATTAATCTTGATTTCTTGTTCATCAATAATTGATAGCTGATAATTCAGGTCATCGATTGTATCTTGATAATTAGCAATATCCTGTTGTGCATTATTAATATTTTTTGTAATTGTTCCAATATTAGCTAATCCAATATTTTTGCCACTTAAATTAGTTCCCTGAGCGAAATCCTGCTCTACCTGTTCTTCCCTTGCAGCAAAATATTCATCTACAATTGACAAAGCTCCAGTTACCTCGTTTACCCTATTTGCAAGATATTCTTGCATACCAGATGGAGTAGATTTTTGAAGCTCTTCTTGTTTTTTAATTAATTCACTTTGCCACTTAACTAAATCTTTGACTTCTTTAGTTGTTGCATTAGTAGCTATTGCATAAGCTAATGCAGAATCTTGAACTAGCTCAAATGCTTTATCTACTGACATTCCTTGAGCGGTAAGCTTATTCATTGCAGTAATTTGCTTATTTACATCTGCAACTCCAGATATTAACGATAATTGGAAATCGCCCAATGAAATTTCTGAGAATGCTTTATTTAGTGCTTTACCAGCGGCAGTTACAGTCATAATGCCATTTTTAATCTTTACATATTTGTCACGAGTTTTTTCATCCATTTGCATAACTGAATCTATAAACTGCTTGCTATAGCCAGCAAACAAAAGCTTTTGATCTGTACCACGGAAAAGCGTTGTTGTAGCAGAACCCGATTTCATTAAATCTATTAACTCTTTAATGGTTCGTTTTCCATCAATAGCGGCATTTCTAACACGCTTTAGTCTGTCAAAGATATCGTCTAGCTCGTTTTTCTTAGTTCCGCCCAAATCTTTTGGCGGCTCTCCTTCTTCTCCTGTTGTTGTATCTGTAGTCGTGGCCTCAGTATATTGATATGCAACATCTCCAGCTATTCTTGCAGCTATCTCATCATTACTTAAATATTTCCCTAGCTCAGGATTCGATTGTCTCCAGGCTGCAATTTCATCCTCTGCAATTGCATTAAACTTAGACGTATACGTAATTAAATATGTAAGCTGCTGCTCTGGAGGAAGTGAATTGAAATAATCTGTATTAAGCTTTAATCTTTCTATAGCTTCTTCATTAGTTATAATTTTTTGATCTATAACACTTTCAATTGTTAGCTCTCCCTTATTAGAAAGCTTTTTCATAGCATCTACGTCTTTTTGAAAATCTTCTAGTGCTTTTGGATTTTCTTGATAATATTGGAGCGTTGCAGTAACATCATAACCGCCAATTTCATCATATCTTGCTATTAATGAAAAAGCATCTAGGGCCTTTTGTGCCTTAGCTGGGTCTTTAATATCAAAATTAAGAATAAAGTTTCTTGCATCTTCTTCCCCCATGCCTTGTGTAATTAAATTAAGTTGATCGGCGGAGCCAGCACCCAATTTTGTTGATATTTCGGCTATTAGATTCAGAGTTTTTATGTTTTTAGTGTTTTTGGGATCAAATTTATTTATTAACCCTTCAAACGCCTCTGGTGAAATATTTCCGCTTTGAAGCTCTGCAAAAAAAGTAATTTTGTTTTTATTAGCAACCCAGGAGTTTTTTAGCTTATCTATTGCACTCTGAACTCCAGCCTGCCCCTCAAACTGTGCTCTTGTTGTAGCCTGCATTTTTTCAACAATCGCTGTTTGCCTGTAGAATCCAGTTTTATTAAAATCATCCCTTATTTTTTGAATCGCTGCTTCTCTTTGAGCAACAAGATCTGCTCGTCTATTATAGTAAGTTTCTTCTAATTTTGCTGCCTCATCAAACTTGCCCTGATCTCTTAGTAAATCAATTTGTGGAAGCATCTCCATATCTAAAGAATCTATGACAGATTGAGTTTTATCATAAACTTGAGTAATCCAAGCTGCTGCCTCTCCTTCTGCCTTTGCAACCTTTTCCGTATCCCACCACCATATAGGATCGCCACCAGTAAGATTTTCTCCTTGTAGTAGACCGCCTTCTCCAGTTAGTCCTTCCGTAGATCTTTGAATGATATCAGCATATAGTTTAATTGTATTTCCAACTATCGGTTTTCCATCTGGGCCAATAATTTGATTAATTCTTGCAAGTACCTGTGTGCTAAACGTATAATCATTTAGCTGTTGTCCTATACTTTGAGCGACACTTCTTGCCTGGTCAGCACTTAAAGCTTTTGTTGTGATTGCCATTAATAATTGTTCTTGGACTCTTTTAATAGCTTCTGATCTTCCAAGGTTTGAAACAACAGATCTAATATCAGATACTTGTTTTTGTCCTGCCTCGCTTTGTACAAATGCCTGGCCAAACGTTGTTTTTCCAGGTGCAACAGTAAATGGAGATAAGCGTTCTTTACGAATCTTTTGTGCATATTCAGACGCACTAACATTGCCAGCAAATTCAGCAAATGTCTTCATGCTCTTTTGACCAGCATCTAGCTTATTCTTCATATCGAAGGCTTCGTCACGAACTTTATTTATTGCGTTCTGAACAGCCACAAAGCCAACAACAAGTGCAGTTAAGGCTAGTGTTACGCCAGCAATAATTGGATGTGCCTTAAGGAGTGGTGCTAACATGGGGGCCATCATCAACGGCATTGATGCCATCATTGCTATGTCTGATCCAGGCTGACCAGACATTCCATAGGCCATTGCTGCCATGCCAGCCACAGATGCTCCAGTGGCGACCCTGCCTCCAATAGATCTACCCTGAGCCTGTTGCTGTGGTGCTGCAGTATATCTTCCTTTAGAATCCCTCCACCTTCCAGCTGAATCCTGGTAAGCTGGCCTGCCATCTTCGTATCCTGGGACAGAATCAGAAATCATTGCCTGTACAAGTGGTGCATATTTTTCTGATTGTCTTGCAGGAATTACTGATTCTCCTGGAGAAAGCATTGCAGGCACTATATCTCCTGCACCCTTTGGTCCAGGCACAGAGAATACACCATTAGCTGCTTTAAGAACATCTGATCCACCAAACAAAAGACCAGCTATACCACCAAGTGCAGCCAAACTACCAAGCCTTCCAACAGAAAGAATTCTCTTCATTGAAAATATATTTTTAGGAGCTTTTGGTTTTGGTTTTGGTTTATCTGCAACTGATGCTATTCTACCCCCCTGGGCATCTTCTATAATTTTCTTATAGTTCTTTTGTCCCTTCTTTTCTGACTCTTCGATTAATAGTCTATAAAAGGCTAGCCTTTCATCTCTTGATAAAGTTTTTGCATATGCTTGTGCAGCAGCACGAAGATCTCCTGGAAGCATTATACTATTTTTAGTTAAAAATTGTGGGAATGATGCTCGTGCAGCAGAAAGAGTTTTATCTTGAACATTACCAAATAAAGAGGCAAGCGGGGAGCGGCTTTTTCCACTTCCACTCTCTGTACTATTAATAAGTGCTGGGGTAAGTAAATGCCTTGATAAATTATTTAAGTCAGCAAGATACGCCCTATGTGATAGATTTTTAATTTTAGATGTTGCAAGCTCTTCTGCTTTTCTATATATCTTGTGCAAATCCTTTTCTCGTATTTCTCTATCCCCAAGCTGTGATAACATAGCCTTCATATTATCTGCTAAATCTTTTCCATATTTATTTAATGTAGAGTTTGGGATCCCATGATTTTCTGGAAGTCTAGACCTAATTCCACTTCCAAGCAATCCATCTGGAGTGCGATCAAGGCTTTCTTTAATAAAACTTGCTTTAACAAGATTTTCTGTTCTACTAAATTTTTGATTTAACTCTTTTAAAACTGGTTCGGTAACATTAGAAAATAAACTAAACCTAGATCCTTTTTGATTTTTTAAATAATCATTAAATCCCTTTAAAATATCTTCCTTATTTTTCCCAAATTTTGCAAGCAGTCCAGCACGATCTGCTGATTCAAGCTGTCTTTCAAAAAGTCTTCTTAGCTGTGTTTTATTTAATGCTGATGTTCCGCCAGACATATGAGCTGCTTCTAAAACAGCATCTTGATCAAATGTTAAAAATCCTGGACTAGACTGAGTTCCTTTTGGAGCCTTAATCTTTTTTACACGACCTGTGCCTTTATTTAACCAAACTCTTCTATTTCCAACCTTAACTGGTGGGTTTGTATATTTACCAGCTTTTGGACCATACTTAGCGGTAAATGGCAAACGATCTTGATACATTTTCTTGCCATAGATTAACTTTTGCAATCTTTGCATCATTGAAAATTTTGGCATTCCAACTGGAATATTAATACCATTAGCTCTAAGAAGATTTTGTATTTGTGGAATTAATGCTGGCTCTGTAGTAACAATTCTTTTAACATCTTTAAGACTAAATCCACCCATAATCTGGGCTTCAAAGAAGTCCTTATCTCTTGAGGTATATGCGGCCCTAATTCTTTTTGAGCTAATTGTTCCCAATGGGGCTGGCTTAGCATATCTGTCCCCCCAAGACTGATAACTGTCTCCATAAGTAAATGTTGTTTTATTTTTAATTGCTCTGCGTTTTAGGATCATAGCAAGATTGCCGTACCTAAATGTTTTTGGATTCATTAGCGAACCTGTGTTTCCAAACATAAGTCGTTTTTCTGATGCCCTACTGGTAGTATTTATTATAGGCAACCTTGTTCCAGTAAGGCTTTCAAATATTCTTGCAGACATGTCTAATTGCTTGAATCCGCCACCTTTACGTTTTTCTGATAATCTCTTGAGTCCACGTTCCTGTCTAAATAAATAACCATATACTGGTCGTTTAGATGGATCCATACTTCCTGGAAGCCCAAATAGTCTTTGCTCAGCAATTATTCTTTTTGCAGGAGTATCGCCAGCCTGGCTAAAGCCAGTTTCAAAAACACTCTTATATCTTTTATCTTTACTTTGTGCCAGTGCTTTCAAGTTTTCGAACGGTATCCTAACAGCCACATTTGGTTTTGATCTTACAAATTTCTTTGCCATTAAATCTCTATAAATATCTGTATTAGAACCAAACTCCCCAGTTCTTTGACCAGTTAAAAGTCTTAAGAATCCTTCAAGAATATTGTATTTTGTTCCTTTTGGCTTTATTGCTTTTATTAATCCACCAAATGGATTACGACCAAATCTATATCCAGGAATATTGTCATTAATCATTCCTTGGATTAGTCCTGCATATTTTTGAGATTGTTTTGCTGGAATAATTGCTTCGCCAGGAGATAGCATTGCTGGGACAATATCCCCCGCACCCTTCGGACCTGGAACCGACATAATTCCTTTTGCAAGCTTTTTGGGTCTAACTCTTTTCCCAGCTGGGACAATTGGTGCACCAGTTTCTGGGTTTATACCTAAAAGTCTAGATTGCTGAACAACAGCCCTAGCATAAGAAGTTGCAAGGTTATTTACAGCACCAGCTTCTGCTGTAAATGTCTGAATTAGCTTTGAATGACTTTGGTTTAATGAAGATGCAACTGCTGCTGCCTCTAGCTGTTGTTGAGTCATATACTCTGTTGATAGGCCAAGGTCTTTAGATCCCTTGCCAACACCAGTAAATATTCTTAGCAAATTAGCAAATAGTTTAATTATATTTGCAGCACCATTGGCAATAAGACCAAACATCATTAAGAACACTGGACCTATTCCTGCTACAACTGTAGTTGCTACCACTGCAAATTGTTTTGCACCATCGCTCATACCATTAAATCTCTTTAAAAGGTCTGTTCCAAATTCAAGAATTGGGGTGATTGCCTTCATAAACTCAGCACCCAGTGGTGCTAGGGCTGCTTGAAATTGTTCTAGTTGTTTTTGAAACTTAAATAAAGGAGATTCCTCTACACGCCTAAGCTCTCTCTCAGCAATAATTGCCAACTCTTGACTACTCTGAGTTGCTAGCTTTAACACTCTAGATGCTTGATTTCCATCTTTTATGACATTTTGGAATAATGTTGAAAGTCTTGAAAACTGAAACTTTCCAAATAGCTGCTCTATTGCCCTAGCCCTGCTTAATGGATCTAAGGTATCTAAAGCTTTAGCAAAATCAATAACAATTCCAGAAACATTGCCCTTATTAACCTCTACAATTTCTCTTAAATTAATTCCCATTCCTTGAAGCATTGCTGCTGCTTTGTCTGTTGGATTAATAAGGGATGCAAGACCAGATTTAAGGGCGTTTGCACCTTCTGATGCATTAATTCCACCTTCCTTCATTGCTGTTAAGAAGAAGGCTAAGTCTTCTACGTCTCCGCCCAATTGTTTAACTACTGGACCAGCTTTAGGAATTGCAATAGTCAAATCATTAATTGCAGTAATGGTTTCATTTTCAACTGCGTTTAAAAAGTTAATTTTGGAGGCAAGATCTTCTGCGGCCACACCAAAAGCATTTGTAACGGAAATTGTTGCCTCTAATGCCTCTTGTTGCTCTACCTCACCCAAAACGGCAAGCCTTGTTGCCTCAGTTACTTGAGCAGTAAGATCTGCACCAGTTAAACCCATCTGTGCTGCATCTGCAGCCAACTCTAGAGTTTTGCTTACTTCAATGCCGTACTTTGTAAACTCTGTGGCAAGTCTTTGCATATTTTCTAATGCTTTATCAGTTGCATATTCTGTATCAAAGGCATCGCCATAAACACGCTTAAATCTAATGGCCTGCTGCTCTATTTTTTTAAATTCTCTAGCAGCAGCTGCACCCATATACGCAAGTGGAATAGAAAAACCAACCATAAGCTGACGACCAGCCCACTGAGTATTCTTACCAAAGTTTAAAAGATTAGTAGAGCCTTGCTTAAGCAGTTGATTAAACAATTGTTGTTTTTGTGCAGCAAGTGCTGTTTTTGTTGCAAGATTATCCATATCTAAAGCTAAAGGCCGTACTGCAATTGCCTTTAAGGCACCATTTGCATCACGGCCTAGCTTTATATATTGTGTTTGAAGTGTTTTTACTCTTTCACGAGCAACCTTTTCAATTGTATCAAATTCATTTTTGAATAGCCTACCAAAAGTTTTTGTGGATGCTCCAGCATATCTAAAATACTCTCCCATTGAGAGCTTATTTCTTTCAAGAGCAGTTGTAAAAGATTCTGCGGTAGTAGAAATAGACCTAACATTAGCTGCAAATTTTCCAGTTGCATTAATATTTTTAATTAGGTTATTTTGAATATCTTGAGCAGCACGTGCTTGACGTGCACCACTCTGAAGTAGCTGAGCATTTAACTGAGATATCTGTCTCTGCAGGTTTTTAATTTCTGCAATACCCACAGATGTATCGATATTAATTATAATATCGGATCTGATATCGTCAGCCATTCATCAGCACCTCCTAATTGCCAAACTATATTTACTTATTTAGTGCACCAAAAATAGTTGAGTTTCCAGATGCCTCTTCAACAATCTTGTAGACTGTTGGAAGGTCTAAAACCTCTTCTAGTGCCTTAATATCTCCAGCTAGCTCTGGCTTAAATTGCTGCATAGCAATCTGAACACACTCTAGCAAAAGGTCCATAGACTTTTCATTGTCTTCTGCAACATCCTGAATTGCCTGGAACTTCTTCAAAAATGGTCTTAGAAGGGAAACCTTCAAAGGCCTAATTGTAATTTCCTGTCCATCTAGTAGTTTAATTGTTTTTTCTTCGCTTACGGTAATTGCCATTATTAGTTCCTCCCTAAAGGCTTTTGGCTTCAATAATTATAGCATAACGAGTTCTATTTTTAGGTTAAATCTTCGTAAGAAAGGCCCATGCCAATACCAAACCCAGCTTTTTTTGCAGCTGCCCCCTGCAAAGAAATTATGTCATTTGGATTGCTTGTTTTTCCTTTACTAAAAACCTTTGCTTTCATTTTTTCCCAGGCATTCTGGTCAGACTTTCCAGTTTGTTTGTCTAAATCAACCCCCTGTATTGCTGCAAAAAACTTTTTTTCATTATAGTCAAGCTCTCTTTTTGTTTCTATAATAGACGTTAGCTCTGGCATAGAAATGCTTGCTTCCATTTCTTCGTAATTTTTCCAAATACCAGTTAAAAATACCTCAGCCTCTAGCTTAACAAGATCTAAGCCAGACCAGTCTGCCCCACCACTAATTGCCTGCTCTTTAACCTCTTGATTACTTTCTTTTTGAATTTTTACTCCAGCTGCAACATCAATAATTTTATAAATAGTCTTTAGATCGACATTGTCCTCTAACTCAGATATTGTTTTTATTGATGGATAATATTGCTGCATACAAACTCTTGCACATTCAGATAGAAAAAATATGGCCTCATCATCATCTTTAGCAGTTTTTACAAACTCAAAAGCATCCATAAATTGTCTTAAATATTTAATTTTTAGTGGGGATATTTCAATTAGGGTGCCATCTATTAGCTTAATGATTGCTGTTTCATATACTCTGGTCGCCATCATACTATTATATCAAAAGCAAACTGCCCCAGCAAATAAATGCCAGGGCAGTTCTATTAAGTTATATTAACAACTAGGCTGCTAGTGTGCGGTCAACAATCTTTCCGTACGAACCTGAGTCGTTTGGCAACAGGCGGAATGAAACTTCAAACATTGTAGCCTCATCACGCTTTGCACTTACAGTAACGCTCTCAATTGAAAGTGCACGGTAAGCAACATAAACACGCTCAATAGAAGAGCCTGCCTCACAGTCACCAGTACCAGGACCAACAGCAACTAAACCACGCTCTACTGGACACTCTCCAATGTCACCTGCGGACAGGTTCATTGTAACGTCTCCAGATCCGTCAGCTGCACCTAGGTCATTTTCGTTAGCAGCAAGTGCAAACAGAAGGTTTTCTAGTGTAGCTTCAGCGAATGTGGTGTTTAAGTTAACCTGCATACCCTGCTTGAATAGCTTAGCAACGTCTAGAACCTGGTCAACCTGAACTTCACCGAAGTCTGGCTGGAAGACGATTTCTAGACCGTTCATTGTGTAACCTACGTTACGGAATCCTGCCTCATCGCTTAGTGTCTCACGGTACGAAACGTCAGCTTCGTAACCAGGAAGAATACCAGCAGCTGGAAGCGGACCGTCTTCGTAAGTAAACAAAGCGGCTGCACCAACAATAATATTATTGCTTGTACCTCTTGAATATGCCATAATTTTCACCTCTTTTTTCTATATGGAATAAGTGGGCGATGTTTCCTCAAGTTAATTATATCAGTATTTTATTAAAGAACTGTATCGTTATAAGTGGCATTACCACCAGCTCCATAACCCTTTGTATGGTAGCAATAGTCAATAATTATCTTATTTCCAGCATAGGTTCTAGCCGTTCCAAAGTCAATAATATCCCTTGTTTCTTCTAGCTGGTATATCTTAATTTCATGGAAATATACTGGGGAAAACTCTTCTTTGTAAAGTCCTGTTACTGGATTATAGTCTGGACTATTAATAATCCAATCATTAAGATCTTGTGCAGACTCATCTCCACGATCTAACAAGTCTTGAACCACTTGAGTAGCAAAAATTAAAGCCTCTGGATCGCTGTGCATTTTATAGAAGTAATACAGCAACTGCTCATCTTTAATGTGTGGAAATGGCCTTCTACGCATTTTAAACATTCTGTCATATACTGCAAAAACATCGGCAGATGCCTCTGGGAATGTCTCTGTAAGTGCCTGTAAATCTGTGGGAGCAACTGGAAAAAACCTCATTATTCCAGCAGTAAATCTTTCCCTACCAAGTGCTGATGGTATCTTTTGTGATAAATAATCATTAATAAAAATTGGTGGGTATGATATTGCCATTATACTAATCCTGCCTTCTGAATCCATCTTTTACCAACATTAATGCCCCTAGATCTTCCGCCTCTTTTACCAGAGCTAAAGTTTATACTAAAGTCTCTTGGGTTACGCAAATAAGTTGCTATTCCAGTAATTTCTAAAAATGATTGTCTAAAGTATCTGCCAAAGAATGAATCAAAAACCTTTTTATACTCTCCCTCAACCATTCCTCCAGGGTTATCAACCGTGACTGGCTTAGAAGTAAATATCTGCTCGCCATTTTCTTCAAATACAAGAACTCTTTGTTTTGGAACAATAGTTACTGGGATGCCATTTTCCATAATCTCTGCTTTATTATAAAATGGAACCTTTGATCCATTTTTTACAGATGTAGATTGTTTAAATGTAGAATTAAAAGAAAGACCTCCGCCATTTACTATATAAGATATATCAAATAATCTAGCATCTGGGGACCCAGTCTGGTACCACTCATATACGTGATGCATTAGTTGTGAATTTACTCTGGCATTAGAATCAATATATTGTTTTAGGCCTTCTACAGAAACAGCACCAAGCTGTCTTAAAAACGAAGGAAAGCCCTGCTTTACACCATCAATAAACCCAAACATATAGCCAATAGTGTTGTCCATATCTCTCATAAACTGTTTATTATTAATCTTTAAGGCTATCATTATATATCTGCCGCCTGGTTTTCTGATCTACGAATAACTATCTTGTAGTATTCAACATTTCCAAATGGCCCAACAAAAGGCTGGTTTGTTGCAATTTCAAATATAGTGGACTTTCCCTTTCTGGGGCCAGACGTTTCTACGTATAAAGGATTGCAGTTTTTATCTCTTATATTTGTAACAATAATGTTTGTTATTGAACTGCTAGCCTGCCTGCTTGAAATCCTTAAATCTTCTTTAGTTCTGCCTAACATAATGTTATCTTGAGTAAGATCGACATTTGGCTTTACTTCTTCTTTCCAGGCTGTTCCAGTGGTATTAAAATTACATGCAACTGTTCTATCTAAAATCCAATTTTTCTTAACATTGCCAAGTGGGCCTTGCTCCACTATTGGATAAAATATATCTGCTTCCATTGGAAATGCAAAGTCTGTTTTGTCTCCACATGCCATTACAAAACTCCCAATGTCTTAATAGGCCTACGATACTTTGAAAGTATCTTGTCTACCAGAATATTCCCCGTCCCGTCAAAAACGCCAGCATCAAACTTAATTTTAAACTGGTCTGTATTGTAATCAGATATGTATCTCTTGTAATAATCTAATCTTCCACAAGCAATATCTTCTACAAGCAACTCTGTTGCTCTGACAATATCTGATGGAATCTTTTTATATCCAAATTCTCCAACGACAAGATAGTCAAAGCTTCTTGGAAATCCTCTATAAACAAAATTTAAATCTAACATATCTGAGCCTGCTGCAGGAAGCAGTGTAGGTGCAGACTCATTTCTATTTATTACCTCTGTTGTTTTTTCCTGAATGCCTAGTCCACCATTGGCAACTTCATAGTGAATTAAATAGTCATCTGGATTATCTGCATCAAAAATTAAAACATTATTTTCATATAGCTTTAAAAGCTTCTTGATATCTCCCCATACTGGCAAAATATCTGCACCAAGACCAGTTATAGAGTAGGCTTTCTTTTTATAATAAAAGCCATCTTCAATTACTGAATCAATAATGGCTCTAGCAAGTTCTTCGTTTTTTCTATATTCTTCAACGTCAGTGGCCGTCTCTCCTTTTGTATTTGGATCAACATATGGCCTTACTACATCTACAATATATTCGTCATCATTAATAGATATGACGTAAGTATTATCATAAAATGCTGGTAAAGATATTGTTATTTTCGAAGATAGATTTGATGTTGCCTCGCCGCTGGTTATTGAAGAGTCCGCCATATCCAGAACTGTATACTCATATTCTGTGCTTGGTAAAGCAACAGTAATGGTTACATCAGTATTATATGGCGGAACTCTCAATATTTCCATTAGTTATTGTTCTCCCGTGCCTTTGCAAGCTCTTCTGGTGTTACAGTCCTAATGTGGCTACGAGTTAGCCACTTTTCAGCCTGCTCTGGGCTTACTAGATTGTATCCCCTATAAACCTTTCCTACAGAACTCCAAGTAACATTTTTGGTTGAAAAAATAGCTACCTTTTCTGACTTTGCTTCTTGCTTCTTAGCAGATGGCTTTGCCTTCTTAATAACAGTTCCAGTTCCAATAACTCCGTTTTCAACTGCAGTCATAGCCTGAACTGTAATCTCTTCGGCTGGAATTAATCCAGCACCACTAGAAATTACATTTTCTGGTGCATTTAGCCTAGCTTCTTGTTCTGCAACCGCTTCTTCATACTTTTCAATTAATGGCATGAGGTCAATTGTATTTTCTTCTGTTGCCACAACATCATTATTTTCTGCTGCCACAGGAACAACATCCTCATTCTTATTTTCTTCTGACATATATTCTCCTTATATTAATTAATTATAACAGATTAATGAATAAGAGGGCAGGAGCTAGATGCCCCTGCCCCCTCAATTTTGGCTTTACAGACTATGCGTCTGAAGCAGCGTCAGCGAACGCAATAGCGTCCTCTTCCTCCCACTGTACACCAAAGCGAACGAATACTGTGTATTCAATTGTGTCCTTCTTTGGCTGGTACATGCGGTTTACAGTGATGTCTCTCTGGAATCCCCAAACACGGTTGGCTGGGAATGTGAGGTCAATGTAACCATCTGGGTAGTAAGGAACTTCCTGAACGTCAATTCCTAGAACACGGGTAGTGCGAGCACCACCAAATGTCTGGCCTTGTCCATCTAGGTAAGCCTGAGTGTTAGCTGCAGTGTTACCATTCTTTCCAAGAGCCTCGGCAATTGCGTCAGATAGTGTACCGTTGTTCTTAACGATACCCTGGAATGCGTCAGTACCTGCGTAGAACTTTAGGTTCGACTTGATTGCACGATACTTACGTGGCATAGCAAGAATAATTTCCTGCATAACCTCTGGAGTCCATGCATTGTCAGCTACTGTTACGACAGCTTCGTGTGCATCTCCGTTGGTCTTTACCTTGTTAACGAAACCATTCATAATTGAAAGGAATGCGTCTGAGCCAGTTCCTGTACCATTGATTGCTAGGTCTTCGATGTCATTTGCAAATGCATTTGTCATCAAACGAACTAGGTGATCTTCTAGTGCAGCCCCCTCAATACCGTCTTCAAGAGCCTCAGCTGAGACTTCCCAGTCAAGACGGATCTTCTTGGTT